GTGCCGTCCCATGCTGTCCAAGTCTTTACGTTTTGCCCCGGAGTAACAGATTCCGCCGCGTCGCCAACTTTGTACTTATAAAGGTTTCCGCTATCTTTTGCCGGAGAAACCGTTACCTTAGTTGTCCCGGAGGTCGTACCGGTGGCAGACGTTACGGTCAGATTCCCTACATCTGTGTTGACAGTAGCAATTACCATTCCATACGGGTCAGGCAGAACTGGGATAAACATACCAGAAGCCTTTGTCCACTTTGCAACCGGGTCCTGGGTCGCCCACATGGTCACAGTCACATACATTTTCTGTAATGCCTCCTGAAATGCGGAGTATTCAGTTTCCTCCGGGGTTGGTCCCCAAAGTCCTGTACCGGCACGGCCAGACATATCGGCAGTATAAAAGGTTACTTTGTTCTCGTCAAAGTATCTACCGGATGCTCTGGAACCATCAGACTTCACAAATGCAAATTGCTGGTCGCAAGTCGCCATGGTAAATCCGAACTCCTCCATCATAATAGACCGAAGTTCAGCCATAGTTACCAGCCGTCCAACATTGATGTTTCCGTAAATGGCAGTCTGGATGTACTTATTCTTCCGCATCCGCTGAATCTGTGTATCGGAAGTCAGCACATGGGTAACAAGTTTGCCCTGGTCTTTCAGAATCTTAACTGCCCTCTGAATATCGGAAAAAATATCGTATTCCGAGTCAGACCAGTCTCCGAAATAGAGCTTCTGTGCCGCCGGAATGCCGAAGTCGATTTCCATGTCAATGTTGTTCTCTTTAATTTTCATAACGCCGCGGCTCATAACCTGTCCTTTGGCAATCTTGGTTCTTGTAACCACGCTTTCAGACAAACGCCCCATATCATCAAACACCCACCGAATCAGACCATCATCATCCGGTACGCCGTTGGAAATGTACATCTGAAGCTGTTCGGACTGATTGATTTTCTCTTTGATAAAGAGTTTTTCAGTCAGTACCTTCTCAAAGGTCGGTCTGGTACCAATATGCGCTTCGGTATCAAGCGCGTGTACAAAAGCCGGTGTCGGCAAATTCTGTCCCTGCATCATCCGGTAATATTCAGCCTTGAAATGCTGTGTCTTTACATCCGGGAAAATCGTATCCAGGACAGTCGGTCTTGCTACTGCAAAATTCTGGGAGAAATTAAGTCTCTCCTCAACACTAATCGCATCTAATACGTTAAATGGCATTTTCGCACCTCCTACTAAAATTCACAATCCGGGGCAGTCAGAATCACAATTCCTTTTGTCGCCAGAGCCGTCTTGGCTGCTTCAGATAACGGTGTCTTTAATCTATTTCCATAGATTCTGCCAGCCTTAATCACGCTGACCGGACGTTTCTCATCGTCAGTCATGTCAACAGTTTCAAATACAATGCCGGTGGCGTTTGCGTCATTAGACGGAAATGTTGTCCCTGCATAAATCAGCTTTTTATTATCCACCGTAGTTGCCATAGACTGTGTAACCATCTCGGTTTTCTGCACCAGCCCTACGGCGCTTTCCAAAAAATTTGGCAGAGTATATCCCTGCTCAACTTTCATGTAAGCCATCTCATATCCTCCTTAAAATGTTGTTGTGGCAGTCGATAACGTATTGGCTGCAGGTGTCGGCTGCGGGTTATGTGCCTGCGAATACTGTTTCGCATATTCAGCGGCAGCACTCTTTTCTTCTCCGCCTCCAGCAGGATTGGCTTTGTCACCTGCTCCGGGATTCGGAGTTTTGTCAAAAGTTTCTTTCTGCCACTGGGTCTTGTTTGCTTCATCACGTTTGGAGATTCCATTGACAAAAGATTCTGCGCTGGTCTTTGCCGCCTCCAAATCAAGTCCAGATAACGCGCTAATCATCCCGGAAAACTCCTCGCCGGAAAGGTTCGCTTTTGCGAAAATCGCTTCGACTGCGGAAGTCGTAAGCTGCTTCTGCAAATCTGCCGTTCTCTTTTCTGCTGCCTCTCTGGCTTTCTTCTCCTTTTCCAGTTCGGTAAGGTTCTGTTGCTCAAGGCCATCAAGTTTAGTTTGCAGCTCCTCCGCCTTTTCAGCTTCTTTTTTCCATTTGTCAGCGTCCTCCTGATATTTCTTTACTTCGCCATTGTGCTGATTCAGGTAATTAGTTACCTGCTCATCAGTAGGCTCCTCGACGCCAAGCGCAACCAGATTCTTCTTTGCCTGTTCTCTTGTCATGTTATTCCCCTTTCTAATCCACGCTTTTGATAACGCAGGTCGCTCCTGCTGGATTCTGCCATTTATCGGATGGCTCCATTTTGATATAAAAAAAGAAAAGCCTACTCGGCTCCTCCTATTTTAACTGTTTCAGTTTGCTTTGCTTTCAAAAGCTCTAATGCACGTTCTTTTTCAGCTTCAATATCAAGCTGCTCCTGCGTCTTAAAAATAGTATCCATATATGGCTTGCTCTGCGTCCAAACCTTTTCCGGGTCACCAAACAGCCCGCATACGGTAATTGCAATCAACGGATGAATCTTATTTTTCAGCAGATAATCAAGTGCCTGCGCCTTAACCAGCATATTGTCAGTTGAATTTCTGGTGATTTTCACATCAAAATCCCTGACCGTCAGCGGCACATCATTGGTTGTCTGCTTAATTACATTCAGAACGATTTGAGCATGTTTCTTTTCCGCTTCAATTGTGAACGGCTCATCCAGTTTCGCCCGCTGCTCTGCGAAGTCCCATCCATTACGTAGGTAAACCGCCTGCCCGGTGTCACCTCCCGTATTTTGTTGTCGGTCTGGCATACCCTCAACGACAAGTACTTGTCGGTACACATCATCCTTGGCAACCTGTGTCTGCTCCTGATTCAATTCAGCCGTCATGAGTTTTACATCTGATTGCATTCCCTGACCGGAATCTTTAACCTCCACAGCACCAAGGTCACACATCTGTAAAAACTCCTTCTCATCAATCTCACAGTTCTTAAAAAGCATAAATGCCTGAATAAACTGCTCAATGCCATTCATCCTATCAGACTGCATTTTGTTAATCTGGTCGAGAAGC